CCAAATCCATTTGGTATTGGAACTTGTGTAGGAAAAGATTGTTGTAATGATGATATGGTATATGATAGCACACAACATATTTGCATAGCAAATTTAGATGGTTCAGTAGATGATTCAGAAACACCTAGTGTAAGAGATACTTGGAAGAAAGCTAGATCAGCAGTTGAAGGAGTAGCAGCGCGTGGTTTATATGGTGATAGAAATTCACGCAAATTAGCAAGAAGTTTAAATTTAGAAGAACCAGTAGCAAATGAGAATTTTGCGAATTTTTTTGAAAATATAAGAACTAATAATAATCAACCAACTATTGTAAATCAATTTGATTTACATGAGAGTGATAAAGAATATACATTTATAAATGAAGGATTTATGAATACAACAGGAGATTCAAAATTAGATAAAGAGGATTTAAAAACAACATTTTTTGTAGAATCATTAAATAAATCTACACCTGATAATTTTTAAGTATATAAAAATAAATAATATTTAGGATTAAAAAAGTTATATTATTATAAAAATATAATAATAATATAAGTTTAGATGTCAAAAAATTTAAATGAATTCTGTGAAAAAACAGTTTGTAAAGAAAAAAAATGTTCAAAATCAGAAAAGATAAGTTCAGTATTAAATAAAAGAATAGATAATTTAGGAACAGTAGTAGCACAAACAACAGATAAAGTTATCCCTGATAATTTTAAGAAAAGACTAGATTATGCTTCAACATATTTATTAACAGAAGAACAACAACAAAAAGAATTACAAGCTAAAGATGCTTATTTTTGGAAACGGTTTTGGCATAATGTTACAAAAAAAACATCAGAACCTATATTAGATATTGATCCAATTTTAGATCAAAAGTTTAATTCAGAAACATTAGAACCATTTGAATCAACAATTGACACACCAGAAGGTATAAAAAAGGCAGCTAGTTCTAGACATAAAACATTTGCTGATAAGTCAAATTTTAAGAAAGCTTGTGGATATAATGCTGATACAACATCAGATAAAATATTACAAATGGAAAAAAATGATTTAGATAAATTAAAAACTTATTTTGAATCATATTTAAAAAGTTATAAATCTTTATTTGATTACAAATCTTCATTAACAGCAATTTTAAATAGTAAAAAAACGGAATTAGAGGGAGTAAATAATAAAATAGATACATATAAACAAAATTTATTTATAGATAGTAGAAAAGATACATATACAAGAGAGAATTATGAATTTTATAAAAATATTTATTTCTTTGTAATGATACTTTTCTATTCATTATTAGTATTATATTTAATTTTTTCAGATTTTATTCCACAAAAAAAATATTTTAATTTAAATTATATACTTTTATTAATAGTTTATTTATTTTTACCAATAATATTAAGATATACACTTGCTTATATACACAAAGCATATATTTATTTATTAGAATATCATAATATAAGAGAAGAAGTTATAAGTTATCCATATATAATTGAAGATAAATATGAATATGACCAGATCAATTAAATAATATATTATATAAAAATTTTAAATAATATATATTTTTGAATTTAATCACTTTCACTTGTTTCATTTTCTTCATCATCATCATCATCTCCATCTCCATAAATAATAGCAACATTAAACCATTTTCCTCTTTTAGCTTTACCAAAAATTTTATCTAGATAATCAGTAATTTCCTTACCATTAGGAATATTATTTCTACCATAATTGGAAATATGCCAATTTCTAAACTCTTCAAGAAGTTCTGTCTTTTTGATAATACCATCCTTTTTACGAGTGATTTTTTCCTTAGCAAATTCACTAAGATAATCTTGTGAATTTCTATATTTATCACTAACTTCTGTTACAATTGAAACATCTTTAACTCTGCCTTCTTTTTCAAACGCGATATTAACTAATTTACTAGCAAGAACAGGAGCCCAAGCAATGAATTTTTCATCAATTTTTCTATCAATTTGATATTGATATGGAAAGTTAGCTTTTGGGAATTTTAATTCATCTTCATATGGTTCATCATTGAATTTAGATTCAAATGGACAGATACGAATTCTTCTCCAAGTACCATCATCATTACTCTTAATATCAAATAATACATTAGTACATACAGCTAATTTGAATTGTGGAATGAAAGTAATAGAATCTTTGAATAGAGCTCGACCTACAATAGGATCACCACCAGTTAATTCTTTAAGAACACCTTCATTAATTTGCATACCCTTTGATGGTTCTTGCATAACAGCATATCTAACACCCATAAGTTGTACGATTTCAGGAGAAACAGAGCCAATATTATTTCGGGATTGTGTAACTAATGTAATTGGAACAGTTGCTTTATAATCACCCAGACATTTAGTCATTAATTCAACCATTTTAGATTTACCATTACATCCACTACCAGTATAAATATTGAATGTTTGATTATCATTAGTTCCAATTAATACAGAAGCCAAATGTTGCCACATATATTCTCTTAATTCTTCATTGGGAAATAATTCATCTACAAATTTATCAATTTCTGCTATAATATTTTCATAGGTATTAGATTTATCAAGTGGATGTTTACCTTTAAGTTTTTCTAATGGTGTATAATCAATATTAGTACATTTACTAATAAAATCATCTGGTCTGCCTTTTCTATATGTTTTATTTTTAAAATCAACAACATAATTACTGAAACACAGTAAGTAAGGATTGGCATCAAGTTTCTCCATAAAATCTTTATCATAAAATATATCTCTGGATTCTTTCATAATATTATTTTTCCAACTAGTAGTTTTTAATAGAATACATATATCACCTAGTTTGGATGATCTAACTCTATGAGTATCAGTATTTTGGTCATTTTTTTCTAAGTGAGTCATAATTTCAATAATATCCTGTGCTTTTTTCATATAAATATCATGCATCTTTTTAGAAATAATAAGTCGTAAAGTATTACCACTATCAATTTCATGCCATTTATTATTTTTATATTCAAACCAAGTATTATTTTTTACACTAACACAGACAAATTGATCTTTACAAAGCTGATATAATACTAATGCTAAGTCGAATTCAGCAACTTTATCTCTTGTAATGATAGATTCTAATGTAAGATCAATATAATAAGATATAGTTTCTTTTCGGATATCTTTATATTCTTTTTCATTATCTGTTTTAGCCCAAAACATAATAGAACGATTAGTTAATCCATCAGGATTTTTATAATCAAATGATTTCCACATAGCATAATACATAGGAACATCTCTAAAATCAAATGTAGATGACTGAGAACTGAATTTTATCCAAGAAAGAAATAGTTTATCATTAGTATTTTTAAGTGCCCATCCAACCCTAATCCATTTATTATATGACCCTTCTCCATAATAAGATTGTGGTAAAATCATAGTAAATAGATGTGTTTCTTTGATTTCATAATCATTATGACTTAATTTTTCAAAATATATTTCTAATAAATTATCTAATTGTTTAATATTCTCTATTTTATTAAAGTCAAATATATCAAAATCAATTTCATTACTTAATACATTAACTTTTGTTTTTTTTATATCTTTATTAGTAATTTCTCTTTTTTCTTGTTCAATAGCTTCAAGCAAATATTTATTATCAAGTAACTGATATGCATTATGTTTATTATTTCTAGCACTCATTAATGGTAAATGTTCTCTAATATTAATTTTATTAATAAAATGTTCTTTTAAATCCCAAGATTCTTCTTCTGTATTATAATTTAATGTGTAATAATAAGTAAGATTATAAGCTTTATGTCCAGGTTTTCTTGAACCATATAATTGCCAATTAACAAATCCTTTTGTAATTCCTTCATCTAATACATCTTCAAATTTATTAACAATTGGCAAATCACTCCATACAACTTTAATATCATTAATAATTTTTTTGCGTAAGATAGCTTGTTCAGCTTTATGCATTTTAATAGTAAATATTAGATGAATACCATCTTTTGCCTTATCATTCAATAAATTAATTTCATGTTTTTCAAGGACATAAACTGAAATTGAAGATTTATCTTGAAAACTATAAATTTCATTTAATTTTGCTGCATATAAAGTTATAAGATCTATTATATGTTCTTTTGTATGTTGTCTTGTTTTAATACTAGTATCATATCTAAGATCTATATCAACTAATAATGGTCCATCCTCTATTAGTTGTTTTTCAGTTAAGAATTCTTTATTATTGTTTTTAAAGACATAATCATAATATTTATCCCAAAAATTATCAGTATAATCTATATTATATATTCCTCCATAGATACCTAGGTTTTTATCTCCTATTCTTGTATTAGTATGAAAAGATCCTTTATCTGCTTTGGTTTTTTTTAATAGTTCTTCCAAATTCTTACATGTTAATGTATTAGTAGATGTTTCTATATTTTTCATATTTTATAGTTATATATATAAATATATTTTTATTTCAATTTTATAATATTTTTAAAATTAAATTAAAAATATTATATTAATAATATTATGTAAATGGTTTTGTCTAAGGAATGTGTTCATAGAATAGCAAATGATGTTAAATATATTATAAAAAATCCTTTAACTAGCGAAAATATTTATTATAAACATGATGAAAATGAAATATTAAAAGGTTATGCGTTAATAATTGGAAATCCAGATACCCCCTATAGTTATGGTTATTATTTTTTTGAATTTAATTTTCCTGAAAAATATCCATTTCAACCACCAATAGTAAGATTTTATACAAATGATGGTAGAATGCGTTTTAATCCAAATTTATATATAAGTGGTAAAGTATGTTTATCAGTATTAAATACTTGGAAAGGAGAAGGTTGGACATCTTGTCAAAATATAACATCTATATTAATTACCTTATCAGCTGTATTAAATGATAATCCATTATTGAATGAGCCAGGTATACGTGAAGATAATCCGTCTATTAATAGCTATAATTTATTACTTAATTATAAAAATATAGAATTTTCAATTTTAAAACAAATTTCAATATTATTTCAATTAGAAAGTGAATTATCTGGTAGTGATAAAAATATAGAAGATTTTACAGGACATCATCTATTTTTATTATTATTCAAAGATATTATGTGTAATAATTTTAAAAAAAATAAAGATTTAATTAAAAATAAAATAGAGAGTTTAAAAAATGATATAGAAAATAATACTCAATTATGTGTGAATACATATAATTTGAATTTTGAGTTAAGTTATGAAAAAATTATGAAGAAATTTAATAAATATATTAATTTAATTAATTAATTAATTTTTATTAAAATTGATATAAAATATAATTTTTAATATAATTTAGTATATAATTGATATGAATTTTTGTTCTGAATGTGATAATATGTATTATATCAAATTAGAAGAAGAAAATTGTAATAACATTATATATTATTGTAGAAATTGTGGAAATAGCGATTCAAATTTATTAGATACAGGTAAGTGTATTTTAAAAGAAAATATTACAAAAAATGAAAATAAATATAATATTAATATTAATAAATATACAAAATTAGATAATACATTACCTAGAATTAATTATATAAAATGTCCTAATCAATCTTGTGAAAGTAATAAAGCTGAGTTTGATAAAGACAGAGAAATAATCTTTATACGATATGATAATACTAATATGAAATATTTATATTTATGTTCTCATTGTGATTATAGTTGGTTAACTGAAAAATAAATAAGAATTTATTTATATTTTTTTATTATTTTTAATTAAATTGATATTTATATTTAATAAAATATAAATATTAATATTAATAATGGAAGATTACGAAAATACAGAACTTACTGAATTTGATGAAGATAATATATCTGAAATAAATTCTAATAAAGATTCAGATATAGAAATAGAAGATGATATTGATACTACTGATAAAATAGATGATGATGAAGAAGATGAACAAGAAGTAGATGAACAGGTAAATGATCAAGAAGATGAAGAAGAATTTGAATCTGAAAAAGAAGAAGATGAAGATGAAGAAGATGAAGATTTAACAGATGAGAAAAATTTAACAGACGAAATATCTGAAAAAAAACCACCTATTTACAGTAGCACATTTATATTAAATAATGATTTAGAATTGAATGATTCTGATGAATTTTTACAAAAATTTGGAATAGAACAAAAAACAGATTATATTAATAATTCTCATCAAGAATGTTTAAGTAAAAATTATGATGAAATTAAACAATTAGTAAAAGTTATAAAGGATAAAAATAATATTATAATTGATGAATTACATACAACTATTCCTATTCTTACAAAATATGAAAAAACTAGAATATTAGGAATAAGACTTAAACAATTAAATAGTGGTAGCAAACCATATGTTAATGTATCAGAAAATATATTGGATAATTATTTAATCGCTAATAAAGAATTAAATGAAAAAAAATTACCATTTATAATTCAAAGACCATTACCAAATAATACATTTGAATATTGGAAAATCCAGGATTTAGAAATACTTTAATTTTAAAATTTCCATCTATTACCACAATCTAAACAAGTTACAAATGTAGTCATAGGTTCATCAGCACTTCTAGTTTGTAATTGATAGAAAGTGCATTTTTTAGATTTACATTTAGAACAAGTGAAATCATCTGTGGATGCTTCAATTTTTGGAGAAAATTTATTTTCATCTTTAATTTTTTTTAATTCAATTAATTCATTCCATAAATCTGGTCTCATATCTTGATGAGACATAAATGCTAACTCATGTGCTTTAATTTCTTTATTTGTAAGTTTTTTATATACTTCTTCATTTTTTAAATTAAATATAATAGTTTTTAATTTTTGAAGATATAGATTTACAAAATGTTCATTCTCCCATTTTTTTAATATTTTTTTTTCTCCTGCTGTTTTAATAGCATAATTATAAATTCCTTTTTCCAAATTATTTGATATTTTATCATTTTTAATTACAATATCTAATTTAGAAACAATATTTTTTCTAAAATTTTCTGGTTCTTTAATAACTCTTTTAAATAAACTCATTAGTTAATAATATTAATATAATTTTAATATTATTTATTATCAATTTAATTTATAAAAATTTTATTTATTTTTCCTCATCTGAATAACAATAGGCATCATAACTTAGTTCAGAATTATCAGAAAAATAGTTAAAGTCATCTTCATCTTCATCTTCTTCATCTTCATCTTCATCTTCATCTTCATCTTCATCTTCATCTTCATCTTCATCTTCATCTTCATCTTTATCTTTATCTTCATCATTTTCTTCATTATCATTTTTTTCTTCTTGTATATTTTGGGTTGATATATCCACATCTTCATTATTCTCATTTATAGAAAAAAATTCCATAAATATTTTTTTATCTAATGATAAATATTTATCATCATTTTTCATTATAAATATTGATTTTCCATATACATCAATATTATTATTTTTAAATATTATATAATCACTTTTATTATTATAATTACTTTTATTTTTACCCCATAATTCAATTATATTAGCATCATAATTCCAAGATTTTAATTTAATAAAATCTGTATTATTTTTATAATTACATTTTTTATATATAGTTTCTTCTGTTAATTTTTTAACTTTAATTTCATTTAAAGTTGAATCTTGTATTACAATACATATATTCATAAATATATTAATAATAAATACATTTTATTTTTAAGTTATTTAATAAATTATATATAACCTTTTAATAATAAGTTTAAATATAAAGATGATTTTAAATGTTTATATATAATGATTATTTATATTATTAAATGGTCCATAATATATTTGTTATTAATATTTTTATTACATAATTTGTATTTATTTTTTCAAAATAATTTGACTACAACAAAAATAAAAGACTTCTATAATTATCCAAATCAAGAATATAATAAAATAAACAATATCTTAAATTCTAATGTTTCAGTAGAAAAACCTAAAAAAGAATCAAAAGTTAAAAATTTTGATGTTGAAACAGATGTTAATGATAATAAATATTCTAATTATAATTTGAATTCAAAATCAGAAGTTCAATTTAATACTGATGCGAAAATATTTCCTAATTTTGATTTTAAAAATTTAGGGAACTCTATTGAAAGTAATGAAAATAAATTTGATTTAAATAATTTTAATAGTAATTTTTCTCAACATAAAAAAGAAATAGATAATGATTTGATGAAAAATGAATTAAATGATTTTTTAACAAAATTAAATACAAAATAAATTTAATTTATAAAAAAACTGATAATAATATTTAAAAAAATAATATTAAAATAACTTGCGAAGTTAATTTAATATGAAAGAAATTGATTTAAATGTTATAAAATCAATAGCATATAGATTTCCTAATACTAATATTAAAAATTTGAATATTTATAATAATAGTAATAATAAATGTTTATTTGATACAAATGGAAAATATTATATTTTAAAACCAAAAGGCAAACGCTCTTATTTATGGTTTACTTATATAGAAAAAAAAATTTTATGTATATTAGTTATTTTAAATAACCCAAAAAATTTGTGCGATAATACAAATACTTTTTATGAATATCCAATAAAATTTAATGATAAATTTTGTTATAATAATTTATTATTATTTGGATATTATTTAACACATATTAATATAAAAAAAAAATTAAAAGAACATTATTTTATACTTGAAAATGTATATAATTATAATATTTATAATCAAATAATTGAAAGATATGATTACAATAATTGCTTTAATTATAAATTAAATTTGTTTAATACTATAATTCCATATATTTCAAATGTTAATAATCATAATGTAAAATTACCTATAATTTTAGATAATAATACTGATATTTATAAGAACATATATAAACTAGATTATAATATATTTAGCATAAATGTATATAGTGATAATAGATATTTAGGTAACTATATAATAAATACTTCCAATAATAAGATTTTAGCAACCTTTAAAATTACTAGTTGCGTAAATCAAGATTTATATAATTTAATTATTTGGAATAACAATAAAGAAGAATTTTATGATTTAGCATTAATTGATAGTTATAAAACAAGTATTTTTATGAATAAACTATTTAGGAATATAAAAGAAAATAAAAATTTAGATTTATTAGAAGAAAGCGATGATGATGAGGAATTTGAAAATATAGACAAAGACAAATTTGTTAATTTAGAAAAATCTTGTATAATAGAATGTGAATATAATATTAAATTTAAGAAATGGATGCCTAGAAAACTATCAAATAATAAATTAATTACTAAAAATAATTTACTTTCAATTATATCCAAAAAAAAATCTTTTCATATATTATAAAATGATTGCTCCAATCGAAAAGAACGAATTCTTAGAATTTGCGCAGGAAGGTGGCAAACGCCGCACCCGTCGCCGTGGTGGTAAAAAAGGCGGCAAACGTGGTGGTAAAAAAGGTGGCAAACGTGGTGGTAAAAAAACAGCGAAAAAATCCAGAAAAACCCGCCGCACACGCAGAAGATAAGCAATTAATTATTAAATTTTTTTAATATATATAATTATTCTTAATTATATATATATAATGATTATGTTTGGTGGTTTCTATCCTTATTTAAAAAAATCTAAAAAATCTAAAAAATCTAAAAGATCTAAATCAAAAAGAAGTAAAGTAAGAGCACAAGGCAAAAAAATACGCACTCGCAAAATTCGCTCAAAAAGTAAATAAATTAAACTTCTATTAAGCATTTATTTTCACTTATAGATTTTTTTTGCTTTGGTCTATAAATTAATTCTTTCCATATTTCTGTTTCATCAAATTCTTCTTCGTTTCTTATATACTTTATATATTGTATGTATTTTTCATTATTCGTTCTAATTATTTTATAGTTCTTTTCATTATAAAATGATTTTCGTTTATTGAATTGATTTAGGAAACATTCGTGCTGATCTATTATATCAATTATTAATGGTTTATTATGTTTAGTTCTTAAAATTCTTCCAACCGATTGAATTATATCTGATTTAGGAGTCGCTAAAATTAATGTAGTTAATGATGGAATATCAAGACCTTCCGCAGCCATTGCATATGTAGCCAAAATTATTTTTTTTGTTTCACTTATTTTTAAATCCTTTTCCTTCATACCACCAACATAATACCCAACACTTGCTATATTTTTTAATTCTATTACCTTAAATAAATAGTTTAGCAAATTCTTTTGATGTCCTAATAATATTATTTGCTGATCCTTATTTATTTTTAGCTCATTCTCTATTATATTAAGTATAAAATCACTTCTATAATCAAATTTTGATACTTTACTTAACATTGTAGTATGTTTTACATTTCCTCTATAATCTCTTAATACTTCATTATATTCATCATCATCTAATACTACATAATCTATTGCTTTTACTAAAACATTATCTTGTTGTTGAGTTGCTTTGTTTTTATAACAAATATCACCTAAATACATCTTAAAAACTGGTGTCAAACCATCTTTTCTATTCATTGTAGCACTTAAACCTAATCCATATAAAGTGGTACATTTTCTCAAACAATTTGAGAACACACATGAACTCAAATGATGAACTTCGTCATAAATACTAAAACCAAAATCGTCAAATAATGAACTAGGATAAGATTTCATACTTAATGATTGTATCATCGCTATAACTATATCTTTATCTTCAATATCAATTATTTGACCTTGTATTGTTCCAACCTTAGCATCTGGTAAAAATTGCTGTATTCTTTCTATCCATTGATTTTTTAGAAAAGTTTTATGAACAAATATTATTGTCTTTTTTTTTATTTGTTCTATTATTTTTAATGCTAAACACGTCTTGCCTCCACCTGCGTAGAGCTCTATTAATGCTGAACCCTCACAATTATCTTCTTCTTTCTTACCTAATTTTATTGCTTTTAAATAAGCATTCATTACTGTTGTTTGATAATCTCTTAATTCACCATTAAACTTTAAATCAATGTTTTTCCCGAAATTTATTTTTATTGATTTAGGATTTCCAAATATATTTATTCCCCAAAATCTAGGAACATATATCTTTTTATCAGATTCCATATAAACAGGGAATGATGTAGGTTCAACTAATGTACTTTGAATAAATGGTTTAACAGTTAATTCTTTTTTTATGAATTGTATTATTTTATCATTTAAACTCACTTTATATATAGAATATCCTTTATTACCCAGATAACTATTTATTAAACCGTTTTTTTTTAAATTATCTATTAATGGTAATATATTTTCATAATAATTTTTATTTTTTGGACTAATTTTTTTTTTCATTTAGCTAATTATATTATTTTTTTAAGTTTAATATATTTTAAAATATATTCAATTTTGTAATTAATAATTTTATTTTTATATACTATAAATGAAATTATTAAATAAAACTATCAATAGCTTAAAAACCATGAAAACTTTAGAAATAGTATTATTTGTATTATTAGTTTTATATTTAGTAAGTGGTGTATCTACACCTTATGAATTATCACCATATGTTAATAATATATTTATGTATGCTTCTATCTTTGCCTTAGCATATATTATATATTTATGTGGTAATACTGCATTAGCTATATTTTTTGCTTTAGTTGGTCTTGTATTCATTAACAGATCCAGAAAAGTTGATCTTAATGTTATGAAACCTACTCAACAAAATAAAAATGCTGATTTAAATAAATTAAATGCTCATTTAAAAGAAACTACATTAGAAGAAGAAATGGTTGGACAAATTGAAAGAAATCCTGATAACTCACCAGGACCATCCAATTATCATCCCGTTTTATGTGAATCACATAATGCCAGTCAAATATAATTAATATATTTTATAAAAATTTATATAAAATATATTTTATTTAGTTATTTTCTATATAATTTTGTGGTAATTTTTTAAATACATAACTACCAATTCCATATAATATTCCTAATAATACTATACCTAAAGCTGTTTGGAATCCTACACTTTCTAAAATATTTCCTTGACCTATATTTACACTTAATTCATCTAATATTAAATCATTTGTATTTATTACTTGTGTATTAGCTTCATCATCCATTATAGTTACTCCTTTTGTATCAACTGGTCTACAATCTATATAAATGTCTTCATCTTCTTTAAAATCTATATTATTTATATTTGCTGTTCTACCCATCTTTTGTATATATTAATATAATATAAATTTAGTTATAACATTATTAATTATTATATTATTTAAGATTAAATTAGTATTATATATATAATATGTCAAAAATTACAATTTATACAAAATCATATGAAGAACTAGATAAATTAAGTCAATTTAAACTTGATTTAAAAATTACAACAAGATTATATATATATCTTAGAGATCTTTTATATGAAAAATTAGGTCATCTAAGATATAAAACATATACCCATAGTGATTTAAAAGAAAGATCCTTCATTAGACAAATTGTTGATTCTTGGAGAAGAGATAGAAAAGAAAATATGAAACATTATTCAACTGATATATTTTTTATTAGACCTTTATTTGAGTCTTTATGTAAAAATAATAATGATGATACATGTATACAATATTTTAAAAAATTTACAGAACATACAGCTGAGTTTAATGAAGAAACTATTTTAGATGATTTTGCTAAAAAAATCTTACAAGAAATGGATGATTTTGCAAAAAAATACAATAAAATGGCTATAAAGAGTAAATTTTATGATAAAATTAAAGGTTTACTATCTGACCCTTCTATTAGTGAAAAACTAGAAAAAATAAAAGAAGGAGATTTAGATAAATTATTAAAGAAATTCATTCGTGATATTAGTAATAATGGAACTTCAATTTCAAATGATAATTCTGCTGAAACCAAATCAGTAGGAACATCACCAGATGCAACAGTAGGAACATCACCAGATGCAACAGTAGGAACATCAGTAGGAAGACAGTCATTTACAAGTGGTGAAATCTCACAAACAGCTTCACCATTAACAAATAATAATGGAGCTAATCCAGAGAATTTAGATCTTGATAAGGAACAAATTTATCTACCAGGATCATTAGGAGAGACAAGGACAGTGCCTATGGCAGATGTAGTTGATAAAGATGGCGCCGCCAGCTCTACTGTGATAGGAGAGAGCTTGGGAGCCCACAAAACAACAGACTCTATTGGAGCATCCACACCAACTGCGATGCAGTACAGGGCATCCCCCGTCCCACCACCACCGTCACCTGATACGGCGGCTCGGCGCGTTACGGCGGCGGTGCGGCGGCATGCGGCACGCGAAGGGGAGCTTGCTCCTAGAAGCTTATTCGATTCCCAAACACCAAGATCAGGTGGAAAAACAATAAAATCAGTATTAAATAAATCCTTAAAAAAATTGAGACCTCGTAAAAAGTTCTCTCAAAAACGAAGATAGATTTGCAAAAAAAACATAAATATTTTTATAAAATTAAAAATTATAAAAATATTTTAAGCAAGTGATGGGCGAGTTTTATCATTAAATACTAATGGATATGGCATAATAACTTCTTTTTGTCTCTCAAACCATTCTTTAAATTCTATATTTCTAATACTGGGATTAACAGGTTGGCAAGGTTCTACTAAATTAGAAGCGCCAATACCATAGAGTGAAGATTCAATATCTATAGAATTATTTGAGAGAGCTTCTCTCGCCATATGACTGGGGATATATCCAATAGCGGGCATACATTCAGATGTAGGACGACCAGCTGATGAATATAAATTATGTTGTTGTTGTAAGTTATTATTTTTTTTCTCTAGATTATAATCAAGTGGTGTATTTCTATTTCTTGTAGAAGCCATTTTATAATATAAATATAATAAAATATTAAAATAGAATAATTTATTCTCAAATTAAGATGCAATAATAAAATTTTTTAATTCCTGAAAATAAAACTCTTTTTTGAGAGAATTATTATAATAATCAATGAGAGACCTATGAAATAAGTCAAAATAATCATAAGATAAAAGTAATTGAAATATAAATACATTGTCTAAAGTATTTTCATTTGCAAAAATTTCAACAAATTGTGGTTTGGTTGAGAGAATATTTAATATATCCCTAATTTCCTTATTTTCTCTCAATTCATCATATAATTCATCTGTTAAAGATATTACTTGTTCTGGATTATATTTTGATAAATTAAATGCTTGTAAAAGTTGTGCGTGATAACATATATCAGACATATCATCTTCAAAAGATTTATATGTGCAAACAAATTCGGTATTATACTTCATTTAATATTAAATAATGAATTAATATTAAATGATTTTAAGAGAAAAATATATAATTAAATTATTCTTTTGCGGCATCGCGAGCGTGATTACGAGCACTTAATCCACCACGAACCCAACCTTCCATAGCTTGATCTTCAATTAAATAAGCAGGATTATTAATAGTATCTTGTAAAGAATCAATTAATGGATAATTTTTGTGTCCGGTGAAATCATTTTCCATAAGATTGTTAGTAGTTTTTTTGTTTAAGTCATTCTGACCAGTTTTTAATTTAAATTCGGTTTCGGTATCACCAGCTCCGCGTCCTAAATAAGGGACAGTTAAAAATGGGCGAGCTGTTAATGAAAGTTTGCAAGCAGGGCGTGAAATGTGTGTATATTTAAGTTCATTACTGGCCTCAATTTCAGAACCTTTAGTGCCACCTTCTTTACCACCTTTGTAAAAGATATTAGGTTGATTAACGGCAAAGTCAATAGTTTTACTCATAGGTAAAACAAGTTGATAATTTTCTAATTGATGGTTGGCATTATTCATATTTTGTATATTGCGTTGATCAATAGCGGTATTGTCACTACCAATTCTTGACATAGAATCAAATGTATATGGATAAGTAGTAGTCATATATAAATATTTAATATATTATTTTTTTAATAATAAATTAAATTAAATTACATTAATGTATGTCTGTAATTAGATTTATTACATTCTTGAACATCTCCATCTTTACATGAGGCCATATTACCATAGCAAAATTGAGCGAAGTCTTTTTGATTGTTAGGTACTCTAGTATTAGCTGTAGCATAGAATTGTCTCATACTTTGCTCAAATTGGAATTTATCTCCTAAATCATTAAATAATTTTTCGTCTATTGTTT